GACCGGCTCAAACCAGAAATTTCCCCATGGCGATCTATCCTCCGCCCGGACCCGGCTGATGAACATCAGGAATAGTCTTTCGGCTGGTCTTCCTTCTGGTCAGTCAGGTACAAGCCAAAGCGCCGTGCGCTGAAGAGCGTCAGTGCAATCAGCAGCAGCCCTGACAAAAGGAGCCCGGCGCCGGTGTTGAGAATGATCCCGCCAGCCGAGGCCAGCAACCATCCCAGCAGCAGCGCGATATTGAAGGTCAGGAGATTCATCTCAAACCACCATCAGTTCATAGCTGCTATCGATCACGATCGAGTCCTCTTGTTTCAGATTGGCCACGCCCATCGCCATGGCCAGCGCCACCAGTCCGTCAATGCGGCCGGTGGCCTTATGCTTGTCCAACTTCCGGTTGCCGGCCGGGTCCTTGGCCACGATGGCGTTGGCGGCACACATTGTGAGTACCGGGTGCATGCCGTGCGCCATGCGCGCATTGAGTAGCTCCGACTCCAACGTATCGAGTGCCGGGCTCATATCCTTGTAGCCCTGACCATATTCGACCAGCGGCAAAGTGATGCCCAGTGCGTCGAGTTCCTTCTGGAGCAAGGCAATGCGCCAGCGGTCATAGGCAATCGCGCGTACATCCATCATGCCGAGGATCGCACCGATGTCCTGGGCGACGAATTCATAATCGACCGTGGCTCCGGGCGTCGTGTGCAAGTAGCCTTGCCGCACCCAGACGTCGTAGGGTGACCTGTCGCGCTTGGCGCGCTCCATCAGCCCCTGCTCCGGTGTCCAGAAGTGCGGCGTGACGTGCCAGACGCCAGCAATGCGCCCGACGATGACCAGTGCCGTCAGGTCCGTACGACTCGACAAATCGAGTCCGCACCATACCGGCGCACTACCGTATTCCATGACCATGCCGCCGCAGGACTTCCACACATCGACCGAGATGAATGGGCTGACGGTCGAAACCCGTTGATTCAGGCACAGGTTGCGGAAGGTGTTCTCCGCACTCGGCATTCTCGACGCCTGCTTCGCCTGCTCGGCCAGATCGTCCAGGTTACGAAAGATGCCCAGCGCCGGGTTCGCGGCTCGCCAGGCTTTCTTGTCCAGCAGTCCGGCATCCTTCGGTGCGGCATAAACGTGCGAGACGATGCGCGGATCCGCCGACTTCTCGGCATCGTCGAGCCACTGCGAAAACAAATCAGCATCATCGGCCGCCTGGGTGCTGATCGCAATCAGCAGCGGCGCCGAGTGAGCACCCTGGGCTGTCGTGATGGCGTCGATAAAATCGTCTTGTGGCCCTTTCACCTGGCCGACCTCGTCCAGAATCGCCAGCACTGGTGACAGGCCGTGCGCTGTGGTCCCTTCGGCTGACAGAGCGCGGTACTCGACATTTCGCGCCAGGCCGATCAGACGCTTGCCGCTCGGGACAATGCGCACCAGACCCGACAGGGTCGGCGACAACTGCACCATTTTGGCGGCGTAGTTGAACACCTGTCCCGCCTGCTCACGGCTTCGGGCCCCACTGACGATCTGGCTGTTCTGCTTGGCCTCGGGCCCCACCAGGTGCGCCAGCATGATGCCCGCAATAAGGCTCGTTTTTCCGTTCTTCCTTGAGATGCTCAGGTATCCCCGTCGCGTACCTCGCGGGTTGTCGTAGATTTCCTTGATGAAGCGCTTTTGGAACGGTGCGAGCTTGATCCTCTGGCCGACATGCTCACCCTCCGGCACTTGGCAATAGTTTTCCAGAAACGCAATGACACGATCTCCGCGTTTCTTGAGTCTGGCCACGTTGACGTACTCCTGTGAATCGGTGTGCCAGATCAACGAGACAGTCAAGACATAAATCTGCGGATCCACGCGTGAAGCGCTTGACTAACAATTTGATTGAAGCGTTCATGCAATCGTCATCAACAACCCGCAGGAGCCGCAAATGATCCACACCACCAACCCTATCGACGCCCTGGGCAACAAACTGGCGGAAGCCGCCCTCACCACCCTCATCCGGCTTTGCCCGGAAATCAGAACCGCGATGCCTGAGCAGCAGAAAGCAGCCTGCGCGGCAATGCGCGCAGTGTCTGAGGCGGTAGTCAATGAACTGATCGACGATGCGCGGGATGCGCCCGGCGTTGGGCATCTCGCGTTTCAAACAGCCGCGCTGACCCTGGCCCACGAGGGCATCCGGGTGCTACGGGCTGGCTGAAAATAAATCTGCCAATGCAAGCATGAACCGCTTGACTAGTCCTCGAATCGAAGCGTTCATGTAATCACCATCAACGCACTAACGGGAGCAGAACATGACCACCAAGCAAATCATCGAAACCATCATCACCGACACCAACGGCCGCCTACACGGTGTGTTGGACATCGAGGTCGAGTTTCACAACGGCGCGCCGTGCGAAGTCATTCACGCCGGTCAAACCTACCTCGCAACCGGCAAGGAAGGCGCACACATGGCCACCGGCAGACAAACGCGGGAGATGGCCACGGCGGACGATGCCCGCCTCTGGATCACCCTGGACGGGACCCACGTCTGGGAAGACTGAATACCACTCACACCACCCAGGAGCATGAAATGACCTACACCACGCAGCAATTCACGATCGACGAAATCGGCTTCATCCAAATCGCCCTAACCAAAGTCCTCGCTGCTGTCAGCCGTGGTGAACTCGATCTTAACCAACTGGCCCGCGAGGAACTCGCCAATCGCGGGTTGGACCAGTCCGGCGCCTGGGTCGGCTTCGACAGGGCCCGAACGATTCACAACCTTTAATCACCCACCCACAGGAGTTTTCCATGACCACCAATATCAAACTGACTGACACCCAACGCCAAGTCCTCGAACACGCCGCTGACCACCCCAACGGTGTCGTCACCTGGTTTCCCGACAACGTCAAAGGCGGCGCCAGGACGAAAGTGATCGATGGCCTTTTCAACAAAGCATTGATCACCAGCGTCGGAATCCAGGACTGCTTCATCACCGATGCGGGCTACGACGCCATCGGGCGCGAGCGTGGGGAGCCGGCGCCGGCTGCGCCTGACGTCGAAACCGCCGAGGCATCGCTGGCCCCTACCCCCGAGACAGAAGGCGACGTGGCCCCTGTTGAGGCTGCAGTGGGCCAGGATCAGTCGAACACCAAACCGAAGACCCGTGAGAACTCCAAGCAAGCCGTCGTGATCCAGATGCTCCAGCGACCCAGTGGCGCGACCATCAATGAGATCTGCGAAGCCACCGAATGGCAATCTCACACCGTGCGCGGCTTCTTCGCGGGAGCGCTGAAGAAGAAGCTCGGACTAAGCATCACGTCCGTCAAAGACACCGGAGCCTCCCGCGTCTACCGCCTTAACCAGGAGGCGGCCACATGCTGAAACTCATCAGCATCCTTCAAGACCTCAAGGCCCAACCCCGCCGGCTCTCCGACGAGGAAAATCTCTACCTCGATCAGATCGGTGACGAGTTGCGCCACGCGGGGAGCGATGCGACCCGCTGGCGCATCCTCGAGCGCGAAGGTCTGAGCCGTTTCGATGGTTTCGATTTCAGCGAGGACGTTATCGCCAAACTCACTGATGTGCGCCGGGCAGCGATGAACTGAATTGCCTGATTCACAAACAACAAGGGCGGCCCGCAGGTCGCCCTTATCTGCACCAAAACCTGGGGTAACTACTTCTTGGCGGCGGGTTTCTTCGCTGCTGGCTTCTTAGCAGCGGCCTTCTTGCCAGACACGGCCGCTTTGAATGCGGCACCGGCCTTGAACTTCGGCACGGTGGATGCTGCGATCTTAAGCGCAGCGCCCGTCTGCGGATTTCTGCCTGTGCGCGCCGCACGCTTGGACGAACCGAAAGTGCCGAAGCCGATCAGTGCGACGTCGCCACCCTTGGCCACGGCCGCGGTGATGATCTCAACGAGTGCGTCGATGGATTGCCCTGCTGCGGCTTTGGTGGCACCCGTCTTCGCTGCCAAGGCATCTATCAGCTCTGCTTTATTCATGTTGCAGTCTCCTGTCAGTGGGAAAGGCGCGATTATGCCACTACGATCGACGCAAACGCCACACCGTCAGACTCCCGAATCGCCTGCTTCCCACTGAATTCCTGAAACCGGCGGCAAATCACATCACAGTATTTCGGTTCCAACTCCATCAGTCGCGCATGCCGGCCGTGTTTCTCGGCGGCGATGGCGGTGGTGCCGCTCCCGCCGAATAGGTCTAGCACGACGTCGGCGCCCTTGGTGTTGTTGAGCATCTGGTACTCAAACAGTGCCACGGGCTTCATGGTCGGATGGACATCGTTGGTCGATGGCTTGTCGAACTCGAGGATGGTTGTCTGCTTGCGGTCCGCTGCCCAGAGATGACCAGCGCCGTCTTTCCAACCATACAGGCAGGGTTCGTGTTTCCAGTGATAATCCTGACGCCCCATGACAAGGCTCGACTTCTTCCAAATAAGGCACTGGCGCACGGTTAGTCCCGCGTCCCGGCAAGCGCCACGGAAGTTGTATCCCTCCGTGTCGGAATGCCAAATATAGAACACTGCGCCTGGTTTCATGACCGTTGTTGCTGTGGTCAGGGCATCCCTTAGGAATTGACGGAATGCCCCATCGGACATGTCGTCGTTCAGAATCGTCTGGGTGTTCCGCTTGCCGCCATCTACTTTGTTCTTGTTGGCAGCGTTGCCGCCATCTCCCCCATAGGCCACGTTATAGGGTGGATCCGTGATCAGCATGTCGGCCTGGCCACCGGCCATAAGCTTATCGACTGCATCGACGCTCGTGCTATCCCCGCACATCAGCCGGTGCTTGCCGAGCAGCCACACATCGCCCAGGACGGTCACCGGATTCTCCGGTGGCTCAGGTGTGGCGTCCTCATCGGTCAAGCCGGCTGTGATTTCCTCCGGGACCAGAGCTGCAAGTTCATCGGCAGTAAATCCAATTAGTGAGACATCATAGCCAGCGGCCACCAAGTCAGCGAACTCGCACGCAAGCATGGCGTCGTCCCATCCGGCGTTGAGCGCCAACTTATTGTCAGCGATGATGTAAGCACGTTTTTGTGTCTCGGTCAGTCCGTCGAGTCGTATGCAGGGCACCGTTGTCATGCCCAGTTTGCGCGCCGCGAGGAGTCTGCCGTGGCCAGCCACAATGCCTTTCTCGCAATCGATCAGGATGGGGTTAGTCCACCCGAACTCGCGAATGCTGCCTGCGATCTGAGCAACCTGACCGTCGCTGTGCGTACGTGCGTTACGCGCGTAGGGAATCAAACTTTCGATCCCCACTTGTTCAATCTGCTGTGTCACATCTCACCTCGCCATTCGCGCAGCAGATCGCCGTTGTTCAGTCTCTTTGATTTCTCGCAAAAGTTCACCCCACCCGCCAACCGGCTTTCCTCTATCTGAGTTGTGGTTGTCCATGACATCATTAAACAACTCGGTGTCTAAACTGAGCTGCCTCGCCACAAAATCAAGTGCGCTATTCCACGATGATGAGGCAACATTCATCAACAAGTCCTCGGCGGGAGAGTTTGGCTCGGCGCCGAGGATACGAGCCGACTCCTCGCCAATTTCCACCCAAAAGTCTAATTTGCAGAGATAGCAGAAAATACCTTGATCCATCCAGTTGTCTGGATTCATCAAGAACTCGTCTGAATACTTAGTGTCCAATTTCGCGTCTTGCTTCACCATTACCTCGCAATCAAATCGTCGGTGCCGTCGATCAGCGACCGGAACCCGGTCTGCGCAAAGCCGGCGGCATTCTTGGTGCGGGGGTCCGTCTCGGTCTGCGCCAGGCTCAGGCTGCGGATGAGCGCCAACTGCTGGCGCTGCAGGGTGTCGATGATCGAAATCAACGGGTTGGGGATTGGTGTCCCTCTGGGGTTCTTGATGACGGGCCCGCTCTGGTCGAGCAGGAGTTGATGCTTGCGGATGTCCGATTCAACCCGCACCGCCTTGGCCAGCAACACCAAGTCCAGGTCTCGCCAATCCCCGTGTAGCCGCGCGTGGGTGAATTGCCGCCAGATGACCACTTCAAACTCATCCCGCAGGATCACCCCTTCGGGCAGGGGAACATCCTTCGAGATCTCCCCGGCGGCCGCAACCTCGGCGACTGCTGAGTTTCGCCCGAGACGTTGAACTTTTGCCATTGCAGTTTTCTCTCACTTGCCGTCACGTCAAAGATGTGGCACGTGCGCGCAGCGCGGGTGAAGGGATGAATATGCACAGCCCAGGCAGCCCTTTTGGCCGGTCATTGCGAGCGGCGGAGCGGCGCTCGATGCCACGCTGGCAGAGGTCGGCACCGCTATTAGGGCGCCCACTCCGAGCCGCCGCGTTTTAGGCGTTTTTCCGTAAGTTTTTTTACTCGGTTGAACCCGCGCGGTGCTGCGTCGGCAGGATCCAGAGAATGAGGCCCCCCTGGGGGGGCTAGGTGTTCCAGTGGTGCCCGGGCGCCAGCGGAAGTCCGCTCGCATCGCAGGCTGTGACCTGCTTCAGCCCCAAGTCAGCGCGAGTTTTATGTTCGTGACAGGTGGGGCAGATGCTTTGCAGGTTGTCATCCTCATCGCTGCCACCCTTCGACACCGGGATGATGTGGTCAACCTGCTGCGCGAGGGTCAAGCGACCCGCTCTCTTGCAAGGCTGGCAGAGTCCGAAGTCGCGACGCAGGATGCGGTGCCGTATCTTTGCCCAGGCATGCCCGGATTGGTCACTGAGGCGTTGGTGGTTGGTTGGCTTTGGCATGCTGAGAACGTAGAAATTGGACAGGTTGGCT